AGAAATGCGAAAATCTAAATTTAGAGGCAAAATTGAATGTAACGGCGTTTGCTTAAATTAGCAACCGCTTTTTATATATTTAAAAATACTAAAACAATTCAATATAAAATTACAAATAAGCATGCTCGGTTTTTCTTGGCCTTTCCGATACAAAACAAAAAACCAATCAAATATTGAATTTGAAAGACTGTTTTAGACTAATCCTTTACATAGACTCCCATATAACCCCGTGGGAGAGGATTAACCAACAAACGCCCTCCTCATGCTTAGACCAAAAAAGATTTTGATTTTAGCAGGGGGTGGGAGTTGGAGCCTAAACACCTTTCACCTTCATTGATTGGTTTTAGTTACAGACTCTCCAAAACTCTGGTATATGAATTATAGCATAGATGGGGGTGGTATGGTCAAGTGTTTTTTAAGTGTAGTTTAATACTATTTGACAAAAAAAAAGGAAAGGATATAATGAGATAAAATAAGATATAGAAATGGAAAAGAAAATAATAAAAAGACATAGACCAAAAACAAAAGGCAAATTAATCAAAGCTTTTCTTTATGGTAAAGTTAGATTGGAATTGTACGATAAAACTTTCTTCGTTGTGTTTAAGGGGAATAAAGAAGTTTATTGGATAGAACTTGAAAAGCTTAAGGAAATAATGGAAAAATTCAAAAATGAAAAGGACAGAATTAAATTAAATAAAATATTATCATGAAAAAAACATATTCAGGCCGTGAACTTGCAAAAATAACAGGCTTGCATTACAAAACAGTTTATAATTATGTAAAGCGTGGATTACTACCAGATAGAAAGGGGGACGTTAGCGAGCATTATGTTTTTTATGAGGAGGATTTGGAGAAACTAAAAGAAATAATAAAAATTAAGTAAATATTATGAGAAAAAGAAAAAAAAGGGAAGTTTCCGGTTCTATTAAGAAACTAAAAAAGAATTTTATAGCGAAGTTAGAATTAAACGAAAATAAATACACAATGCCAACATATAATAAAATGGTATTACAAGTTAAGTTAAATCATAGCTCGTTGATTAAAACAAAAACAGAGAAAATTGAAGTAGAGGTTCTTTCAGCAAGAAAGATTGAAGGTGTAGTTTATTATGAATTTGAAGGAATGAGAGGTGTTTATTTTAACAGCAATTTATTTGTAAAATAATGCATTTAGTAAAATATAGACCAAGAAAATATAACAATGTTAAAACGGATGGCTATGATTCAAAACTAGAAGCAAGCAGAGCCAAGGAATTAGAAGTTTGGAGGCGTGGAGGATTAATTGACCATTGGGACGCACAGGAACGCCACGAGATACGTTTAAACGGTGAATTGATAACAACATACAAAATAGACTTTGTAATCTATCACAACGGCAAAATTCACCCAAAGGGAGTCATTGAATACATCGAGACTAAAGGATATTTCGATTATGCGAGTAAATTGAGGTGGAAAATGTTTGTTGCAACCTTCCATGATGAAATTTTAAAAGGGGATGTGATTTGTACGCTAGAAATGCAATCAAACAATTATAATTATAAAAAGTATAAAAAGTAATTATTAAAAAACAAACATGAATGAAAAAAGGTACAAGAGGAGAATGGAGGTTCTCAAAAAATTACCTCTCCGAGAACAAATTAGAAGATTAAAAGTTTCTTGTGGCAAATATCGCTTTGAGAATGCAAAATTAAGGAAAGAAAACATTAAAGTTGATTATTATGTTAATGAGGGTGAAAGATTAAAACAAAACATCCAGAGACTACAAAAGCAATATTTCGATGTTAAACAAGATAGAGACACATTAAAGAACGATAAACAGTTTTTTAGAAAAAGATATAATAGATTAAAGAAAAATTGGTTTGTTAAATTATTTTTAATTAAGAAACATGGTTAAAAAGATCAAAAGTAGAATTATAAAGAATTATCGAACCTTTATTTTTCATGAGTTCTTAAGGTTATATAATGCTCAAATTATTGAGGGTAATTGTAAAACACAAACCAAATTCCTGGAAGATATGAAAGAAATGTATCAACTCATTGAATTACACGAAGGCGACACTTTAATATTAAAAATAGTCAATGGGCGTGCTAAAAATCAGTGAGGCCGAAGCGATTTTGAAAAAATACAATTTAAAGAAGAAAAAGCCTTTAGTTTTAAAACATAAGAAAGGGCTGGACTTCTATAAAAATAGAAAACCTTTATATAAATATTTAAAGATAGAAAAAAGGAAGATGGTTAAAGATGGTTATTTGGGTAAAATAGTAAAAGATAATGTTATTCATAAATTTTATTTACAACGATGAAAAGAAAATCATTCAAATTAAGTAAAGATGATTATAATAAAGAAAGGATAGTTTATGGTACTTTAATGATTTTAATTTGGGTTGCATTTTGTTTATTAGTAATTTTAGTAAGATGAAAGTAGATAGACACAAAGCATTTAACTTATATTGTAAAAGGAATAAAGAGACTTTTAAGTTTTACACGGTTAAAGAAGTAGCAAAAGAGCTTGATTTAAAATATTCATATTTAAAGGATGTTTCGGTAGAAATGGGATGGAGAGAGAAACGGAAAGAATGCTTAAAAAAGAGGGCTGAGAGGGCAAGAGAGTACATAACGGAAACCTCGGCAAAGATGGAAGCGGAGAATTATAAATTATTTGACCGAACCAAAAAACTCCTTATTGATTCAATGGTTCAATTAGAAGAAAAAAGAGACAAGGACGGCAAAGTTTCGCCGTGGGCCATTAAAGAAGTTATTGAGGGCCTTGGAACCGTAAACAAAAATCAAAGAGTTATTTGTGGATTGCCGAATGAAATTAATAGGGGCGAAATTACAAATATTAATAAAGAGATTCCTTTGACAGACGAAGAGGTTAAAAAGATTGATGAAGATTTAAAAAAAGCTAATGATAAATCTGAAGTTTCTAATTGAAAAATATGGTTATGAAACTACAAGAAAATATCTACAAAAGAGATTCTCGCAAAAGACGCCGGAAGCTTTTTGGGAATTTTCAAGGTTTTGTTATGGCGATAAAATGGGGGATGAAACCCCTTTTTTTCATCGTGAGATTGTTAATGATCTTATTAAAGATAATGATGGGAATTGTGGCCGTATTGCTCGTGGCGCACCGAGAGGGGGGGCAAAATCAACACTAATCGGAACGCTTTATTTAAGTTGGTTAGCTTTAAATGGATTCTTTAATCATATTCTTTACGTCTCCGACACGGCCGATAAAGCCGTCGCACTTTCAAGTCCATTAAGAAAACAAATAGAAACAAATAGGCATATTAAATTTTTATACCCAAACGCAAAAAGTAAAGATACATGGGGAAAAGAGGCATATATTGTTAATGGGCTAAATGGTGCTTGTTTGATTAAGCCTATTGGACAGGGTAAAAATGTGAGAGGTACTAGTGAAGATAACATAAGGCCGGAGTTTGCGATTTTGGATGATTTGGAAAATCTTGAACTTGTATATTCAAGAGACCGAAGAAAGAAATTGAAGCAATGGCTTGATTTTGATTTAGAGCCGGCAATGGATAGGTATCATAAAAATATAGTTTATGTTGGGACAATTTTACATTATCATTCACTACTTAACCAAGTAATAAATAAAAAAGGGAAATATAAATCTTGGAATACTAAATTATATAAGGCTATTGAGAATGGTAAAAGTTTTTGGGAAAGTAGGTTTTCAATGGACTATTTAAAGGCTATAAGAGATGACCCAAACCATGAGGATTATGTTGGTTCAATTGTTTTTTCCCAAGAATTTCAAAACGAACCACAGGACGAGAAAGATAGAATCATACAAACTCACTGGCTTAAAACATATAATCTTATTGAGACAATTAACAAAAGACCGGAGAAAACACCACAGGCTAAAGAGAAAGGATTTTTAGATGAATTAGATGTTTATGGAGCAGTTGACCCCGCTATCAGTGAAAAGGCCACAGCCGATAATTTCGCTTTGTATATTTTCGGTTATAACAGAAAGACAGCAAAAGAATACATGCTTGATTGTGTGGTTATCAAATCAAACGATCCGGAAGAACACACAAGGCTTTGTGTTGATCGGATTATTCGGTGGGGATGTATCAAGTTTGGAGTTGAAGCGGTGCAATATCAAGCCGGCTTAAAAACCATGATTAGAAACGCTTTGAATAAAAAAGCTTATTATAAATGCCGTGTCGTTAAGATAAAAACTAATAAAGACAAGATACAACGGGCAAGAATCCACTCGGCACAATTCCAAGCAGGATTAATCTTATTGCGGGAAGAGCATAAAAATTATAATATATTAAGTAATGAAATTTTAGAGTTTCCATTAGGTGAACATGATGACACTTTTGACTCTTTAATGCTTGCCAGGGAGACCCGCCAAAAATCAAGAAAAAAGAGAACTTTTAAAGACAATCCATTAAAATAAAAAAATGCCAGAACAAATCACACCTTTACCCTTCACTTATTATCCACCAAAGGAGGATGAGACTAGACTTTTAGGGTATGAAAAATATCAAAAAATGTTTGATGGTGAACATTTTGAAGCCTTTGAAGTGAAAAAACAAGATATATTCGAGGATTTAAAACAAATAGAATATATAATTGTGAACTTTGCCGAAATGATTTCAAAACTTAATGCCGACATGCTTTTTGAGGAGTTTCCAAAAATAACTCTACCGGATGGAGATAATGAGTTTATGGATTCTTGTTTCTATGAGAATAATTTACGTCGACAAATTTATGAGAGTGGATTAGAAAATTCTTATCGTGGAGATGCCGTTTTTAGAATTAGAGCCGAGGATTCAAAGCTTATCATTGAGGACATTAACCCGTCGGCTTATTTCCCCGTACTTAACGAACAAAACACAAGAGCAGAACCAAAAGAGAAAATATTAATGTGGACTTATGAAGGGAAAGACTTAAAGACTAAAATAAATGGCACTGTTTTAAGAGTAGAGCGACACACAAAAGGGTGGATTGTTAACGAGGCTTATTTATTAAAGGGAAAGACCGGAGAAATTGGGGTTAAACTTCCGTATAATGATTATTTTGACGGGGAGGAAGTTGTTGACACTAAAATCAATGAATGGCTAATTATAGAGATTCCAAACTATTCAACTAATAATTCCTATTGGGGAATATCAGATTATAAAAGTTTAATTAGTGCCTTTAACGCAATTAACAAACGTAAAACCAAGATTGATGAGATTTTAGATAAACATGGTGACCCGATTCTTGCCGTTCCTGATGGAGTTCTTGATGAGGATGGACAAGTGCAGAAAAAGAAGTTTGGAGTGATCGAAGTTGACACCGGAGAAGATGGCGGGATGAAACCGGAATATATTGTTTGGGATGCAAAGTTAGAAAGTGCATTTAGGGAAATTGAAGATTTAACAAAAGATATATTTTTGACCAGTGAGACTAGCCAGGCTTTATTTGGGATGGACAGTGGAGGTGGTCAAGCAGAAAGTGGGAGAGCTTTAAAGTTTAGATTGATTAGAACAATAGCTAAAAAACATAGAAAGGAAATTTATTATACTGATGGGCTAACAACATTATTTTATAATGCTCAATTATTCGCAAAAGCTAACGGCCTAAAATGTGGAGACAAAAAATTGTCCAAAGAACCAACAAAGCCAGTTATTGAGTGGCAAGATGGAGTTATTAACGATATGGTCGAGGTTGTTGAAATAGAGACAACCAAGATTAATAATGATCTCCAAACAAAAGCGGGAGCGATCGCAGTTATAGAAGGAATCACACAAGATGAAGCCGAGGAAAGAGTTGAAAAGATCGACGAAGAGAAGAAAAAGAACGACTCGGCGTTTGGTGTTTCTCCATTTATGACCACTGAAAACAAAAAGAAAGAAGAAGAGGAAAAAGAATTAAACGATAACTCTAAAAATTAATTATGGCGGTTGCACCGAATGGGGTTGTTCCAAGCGATGAGGCGGTAAAACTTTTCAACTCCATAATACTAAAATTAAATAATGATCTCGTTAGAACTATCAAAAACGCTAACACCAAAGACTTTCAAGCTCAAAGGCAAGTAGCAATTCAAAGACAATTGCAAGCAGTTATTGACGAGTCGGATAAAGATGTTAGAAGCTGGTTAAGTGTTGAAATTCCATCTTTTTATGAAAATGGAATGTTTCAAGGCACAAAAGATTTGCATGGTCGAGGTTCCAAAATTGCTTACCCTCCAGAATTTGCGAAGGTGCATAAAGATGCAATAAGAGCCTTGATTAATGAGGGTTACGGACACATGGCACAGGGAATGCAGGGCATGAGTGCCGGGATTATGGCACAAATAAATGATGTTACCCGTGAGAATATCCAGGTTAATATTGGGAAAGGATTATTGACAGGTGCAAATTTAAGAGAGATTAAAAAGGATATTGAGAAGTCATTAAAGAAAGATGGAATAACCGCACTAGTAGACAAGGGAGGCAAGAAGTGGGATTTATCAACTTATGGGGAGATGCTCGCAAGAACTAGATTAACACAAGCCCATAATGTCGGAGTCGTTAACCAAATGCAAGCTAATAATTATGATCTCGTTCAAGTTTCAAGCCATTATAATTCTTGTCCTTTATGCTTGCCATGGCAATCAAAAGTATTAAGTGTTTCGGGGAATAGCTCGCAATTTCCATCACTTGATGAAGCTGAAAGCCAAGGGTTGTTTCATCCTAATTGTAAGCATGCAATCACCCCATATCACATTAAATATTTGGATGCTTCCGTTGTTTGGGATGCAGAACAACAAAAATACGTTCCTTATACAGAATTAAGAGCGAATGATTTTAATAGAAAGGCGTTAGAGTCAACAAGTGATTGGAATAAAAACACGTTTAAATATCATGGTAATTCTATAGTTGGAGTTTCGGCGAGAGGGTCAACCGAAGGAATGGTCAAAGTTTTTGGTCAAAAATTTCCTAGTGTCACTGACCCAAATATGGTCATAGAACAAGGGATAACAGATAGGGCAATAGATGATTTTGCAAGAAAGATGAACTTAGAATTTGGTTATTTAGATAAGCCTGATTTTTTACCGGCTTTTCAATCAACTCTTCACGGCAATAAATACAAAACATTCAGAGCATTAAGACAAGATTTATACGCTATGAGTAGAAGTTTAGAAATTCCGGCGAGAAGATTAAGCAATCAAATAATAAGAGTTAACCAAAACTTTTTTAATAAGGGTGGGGCTTTTTCACAAATCGAAAAGGCCTACAACGTGGATAAACTTGGACAAATCTTATTTGCAAATGTCGGATATAAAGATAGTGTTTCAATACCAAGAGATATGTGGAAAACATTGAAAGGGTCAATTTCAGTGCATAACCACCCAAACAATACACCACCATCTTTTTCAGATATGATAACCGCAAAGAAATTAAAATATTCACAAATGAGAGTCGTCGGAAAAGATTATACTTGGATAGTAAACGAACCCAAAAAAGGATGGGAGAGCGTTAAAGCTAAAGACATGGAATTAATGTATAATGTTTCTAAAGACGAATTGCTTGATGAGTATTTTAAGAATCCTGATAAATTTAAAGACCCAGTTTCGTCAAATGAATTTGTGTTTGGTTCTTTTGCTAAAAACGTGGGGCTTGATGTTAATAAAATTAAAACTTTAAAATGACAAGCTTAGTCGAAGTTTTTGTTTGGGTTTTCTTGATGGTAATATTCGCTATTGCATTTACTTGGGGGATTACTTTTGGTTTAGATATGTTAATTGATAAAATAGAAAATCATGAGTTTCTTACAATTCGACAATGATAATAATATTGATGAGGTTGGTGTTTTGAATTGGGCGAAGAGAAAAGAGAGATTGCCGGCTTGGTATGATATACCTTTTAGATATAAAACAACCTTAAAGGATGAGTTAGAAGTGCATAAAAATTACAAGCCCAAAATTGATGTTGCTATCCCCACAAAAATTCATACATTTATTGAAAGAGGCGATAAAAAAGGATTAAGAAATTATGCAAATAAGCTTGAAAACAAGAAGCAACGAGAGGTTGCCTTAAGACTTGCCAGGTATTTATAGAATATTGTATAATGAGTTTAGTTTTTGCATAGCTTATTAATTATTGTACAAAAGCCCCTTGCGGGGTTTTTGTGTTTGTTTTATTATAAATTCAAGTTTACTTTTTCTTAATAAAAAAAGATAAAAATTAAAAACCAAAAATGACAGAACAACAAACCACCCCTAGCGGTGATAATTCAAGCGTGACCCCTCAAGGTGATGGTGGAGAAGTTACACAAACAACCGAACCTCAATCACAAGAACCCACATCTTCACCCGAAAATATCTCGGTAAAAGATAATGGGATTATAGAACATGATGGGAGAGAATATATTTTAAAAGATTCCTTCAAGGCCGTTAGTGATAAATATAAAGCTAACAAGGAGAAAGTGGAGGAGTATGAAAAAGCTAAAGAGGAAAAAGACAATGAAAGGCTTTTGAACGAAAAAAAATATGATGAATTGATTGCTAAAAAAGATAATAAGTTGAATGAATATAAAAATAAAGTAGAAACGCAAACAAAAATCAATTCGATTCAATCCATCGGGGCTAAACTTGGAGCAAATGATGTTGGTGATCTTACAAATTTACTTGATTTAAATAGTTTCGAGATTGACGAGAGCGGTAAAGTAAACACCGATCAAGTCGAAAAAGCACTTAATAATCTTAAAGAAGTTAAACCTTATTTATTTGGACAAGCTCAAACGGTCAATATTGGATCGGATGGGGGAAGCCCGGCCAAACAAGGTCAACAAGAATCCATTAAATTATCAGATTTTATGGATCAAGATTTTAGAAAGGCTAATCCTGAGATTATTGATAAAGTAAGAAGTAACCAAATCACCGTTATTAGAGACGTAGATTAGGAAAGGGGCGGTTTAATCAAATTATCTTGTTTATTAATCCGCTTAAAATAAAACCATGGCCTCAACTAGACCAGTATGGAAGGGTGATAATACGGACTTTGTGCCGGAAATTATCGCTACTTTCGCCCTTGATAAATTGGTTGGCGAGTTTCAACTTGCAAACTTTTTTACAAAAGACACTGATTGGGAACCAGTACAAGAAGGTGAAACTTTGAAAATTAGAAAAAGAGGAGCTTTCACCACAAAGCAAAAAGCTTTTAACACAGATTACGCACTTCAAGACCCTGGAACTGATAGAGTTTCAGTAACCTTGGATCAACATTGGTACGTTTCTTTTGCGATTGACGACATTTTGGAGACAGTCAAAAAAGGAAATACCGCACCTCTTGAGGAGTATCTTGAGGACGCTATTAAAACTTTAGCTGAAAGAATTGAAACTAATCTTGCAGAGGAAATTTCTAACTTAACCAATACGGTTGGAAGTGCGGGAGTAAGCATTACAGACAGTTTGGTTTTGCTACCAGCTAGAAAAACTTTAGCTACTAACAAAACTCCTTTAACACCTCGTGGAATGTTTTTGCACCCAGAGCAAACAAACGATGTTTTGGCATTAGACAAGTTTACGACAGTCGAAAAATATGGAAGTGCTAAACCTATTCTTGAAGGTGAACTTGGTAAAATTTACGGAGCTAACACCGCTGAAAACGTTTATCTTCCAAGCGGTACAACTTCACCGACTCCTCTTTATGGATTCGTTGGACACCCTCACGCTATCATTTTCGCTACTCGACCAATCAAGAGTGCAATGAATATGCTTGCTAACGGAAAGAACAACGGAAGAATCCAATTTGACATGGAAAAAGATGGATTCATCATAAGAGTCACAATTTTCCCTAACGATTCTAAAGGTTACACACAATGTAATGTTGAAGCTCTTTGGGGAACAGCAGTTTTGAGAGACGAAGTTGGAGTAAGAATTATATCTAGCTAATCTTAATTTTGCTATAATGGGACTGTAAGCCCGACTAAACTTACAAACATTAAGACCCTTGACGGGTCTTTTTGTTATGGTTATAATGGGATAAAGTAAGATAATAGAAAAAGCATGGACATAAAACAATTAAGAAATTTTGATATTCACAAATGGAAAGGTTTTATTCCTTGTGAATATTGCAATCATGAATACAGAGGGATTATTGATATTGTTTATTTAGATTATATAAGCAAGGATTTGGTTGAATTTGAATGTTCTAAATGTGAAAAGTTAAATAGATTAATTATTAAAAATAAACATTAGGGATAAAACAACGTCAGAGCTATTAGATGAAATTGCAGGTTGTATTTTTAAAATATTTTACATAAAAGAGATTACAACTTGGCTTAGTAAATTATTAAAATTTAAAAAATAAACATGAGGGAAATAAAATTTAAAATATGGGATGAGTATAAAGAAGAAATGAGATATATTGGAGATTTAGAAGAAATACATTTATCACAGGATGAAATTGATTTTGCTAATTGCGAAATTCTACAATACACAGGACTAAAAGATAAAAACGGTGTTGAGATTTACGAGGGGGATTTAGTCGAAACAATTAATTTTGATAGATTGAGAGTTGAGTGGGATTATGATAGATGGGGATTATTTGATGGAATTTGTAATGAAGAAGATTTTGCCAATGCCAGCGAAATAAAAGTTATAGGAAACATTTATGAAAATAAAGAATTAATTAAATAAAAAATAATTATGATTGGGAAATTAATTCTTAAATTGTTATATAAACACAAAGCATTGAAGATTGAAGTTTACAAAGAGCCTTCAACTCTTTCAGTAATTACTACTGTAAAATTTCTTAATAAGGAGATATACAAAATAAAAAGCCCAGAATTTGAGCAAATAAATTGTAGACATCCTTATAATTTAATTAAATAAAAAATAAACCATGCTATTTTATCTAGTCGGAAAGTCGGGGAGGATTAGGGAGTTAAACATCTCCCACGAACACAAAAACGAATTATTAAAAGCAGGGTATCGAATGGCTAACCCTAAAGAGAGAGTTGATTTTATCCATGAACGAATCAAAAGAAATAAAAAGAAATTCGCAGAACTTAAACGTAAATATCCTGATTTTATGGATGTGCATTTTCTTTGTGGCTCGAGGATTAACGACGGTTACGGTGTGACTTCAAAATTGTTAGCAAGAGAGCTTGAAAAGAATAATATATTTTTGAATAGAGAATTAAACGGTCAAAAGGTAGGTTTAATTTATTCTTATCCATACATGATCGACAGGCTTCAAACTCCGTATAAGATTATTTACACCATGTTTGAAAGCTCAAAAATGCCTGATGATTGGGGTGAGTATTTGAGGAAAGCAAACCTTGTTATTGTCCCTAGTGAATTTTGTAGGATGTCAATGTTAAATCAATTCGGGATTGACCCCGTTGTAATCCCGTTAGGATATGACCAAGAAGTTTATAAATTTGTAAAAAGAAAAAGAGACCAGAGAAAAGACCCTTTCACATTCTTACATTATGATGCTTTTAAAAACCGTAAAGGATGGGATTTGATATTGAAAGCTTTTAATGAGGAGTTTGGAAAAACCGATTTTGTTAAGCTTATTTTTAAGACAACTTTAAAGCAAGCGGTTCCATTAGATTATGACAATATCGAGACTATCAAGGGAGATTTTGGCAATGATGAGATGATGAAGTTAATAGGTAAAGCGGATTGTTTTGTTTACCCTTCTCGAGGTGAAGGGTTTGGATTGCCACCACTTGAAGCTATGGCTACAGGAATACCAACAATCCAACCACGACAGCATGGATTAGGGCAATATTTCAATCACAATGTGATGTATAAAGTCAATACAAAACCATGCAAAGCGGTTTTCGCAAATCCTCACTTTGATGAGATGGATTTAGGAGTTATGAGAAATTGTAGTGTTAAATCTTTGAGGTCAAAAATGCGTTTGGCTTATGATGATTGGAAAGCTAATAGAAAACCATTTAGAACCCCTTTTAATATTCACCAGCACGCTAGAAATTACACAATCGCAAAGACAGGGGGGAAATTAGCCGATTTAATTAAGAAAGAGACCACAGAGCATTTTGAGAGCAAGAACAAGATTGTATTTCTAACCGAGGACACTGAACACATCACGGGGGGCCGTTATTATTCTTGGTGGCTAGCCACGGCTTTAAAAGCTATAGGATATGATGTTGTTATTTATACTAATCGAATACCGGCGTTTATTGATGATTTTCTCGCTTACCCCCAACCTCGTGTAAAAATTGTTAATTCTCTTTTACACGTAGATACTCCGGCGAAGATGTATTTTGGAAGCCCAATTTTGGGGAGTACACAAGCTTGTAAACTTGGTGAGAAATATAACAAACCTGTCTATTGTGAGATTTTTGACCCGTTCCCAATGATGGAGCATTGGAAAGATCAAGGTCATCACCCAACTTGGAATGAGTTAATCCCATTAATGAAAAATAAAAGAGTCAATATTATTTCACTTTGTGAATATGCTAATAGATGGATTTATGATTGGTTGAACAAGAGGAAAGGGCAAGTTAAAGTGATTAGCCCTTGTATCAATTCAAAGGCTAAAGATCAGGCGAAGCAAAAGAAAAAGAAGGATTGGGCGGTTTTTGTATCGAGACTTTGCACACACAAAAATATTGACCATGTTCTTGACGCAATTAAAAAAACAAATTTAGACTTGCATATTATTACAAGTGTCGATGAGGTTGAAGTTGATAAAATGATTAAAGAGCGTGGAATGGAGGACAGGGTTAAAATTCATTGGTTTATTAGCGATGTTGAAAAGTTTGAATTAATAAAACAGGCAAAAGTCACAATTAACGCTTCAAGCTTTGAGGGTTATGGGATGTTTATTAGTGAGTCTTTAGCTTGTAAGGTTCCTGTTGTTTGTTACGATTATCCGACTTTTAGAGAGATTGCAAGTGAATTTAGAAACCAGAAATTCATATATTTTGCAGACTATAATAAAAAAGACAGTTTAAAAAATGCACTAAATACATGCTTAAAAGACGAAGAAATAAGAAGGGAACGGTTAAAATGTATTGAAGATGCGGTTTTTAAACAATGGGATTTCAAGATAATGAAACATCAATTGAAATATAACTTACATAAAAATGTTACTGATTTAAAAATAGGTGTTGTTATGTGTGTTTTGAATGAGGAGAAATTCGTCAAGTCTAGTTTACGATCTGTTATCAAACATAGCAATATTGAAAAGGTGGCCGTTGTAGAGGGTTGTGTGACCTTAAATGAAGGAAACGCCAATCAACAAGGATTAAGCCTTGACAATACCGCAAAAGAAATTTGTAAAGTTATCAATGAGGAAAACGGAAGAAAGATTATTTATGATCGTTATGGATGGGCTGGTAGTAAATCAGAGCTTAGAAACCACGCCCTTAAAATGCTTGGTGACGATATGGATTATATTTTGGTTGTTGACGGTGACGAGGTTTACAAACAGATTGATCTTGATAAATTAGTAGGCTCGATGATCGAAAATCCTGATGCCACAGTTTTTAAGATTAAGCATTTGCATTTTTGGAAAGACGGAAAGACTTTGACGGTTGGGTCGATGTGGGATGCTTATTTATTCAGATGTTTTAAATATGAAGATAAAACACTCCATTGGGAGCGTCACGAAGCCCCCGTTGTTAGTCGAGACGGTGAAAGTGTAGAAACTTTGGGAAAAGTGGTAGAATTTAAAAAAGTGTTCGTTTATCATTATGGCTATATGAAAAGCAACGATGAGGTAAAAGCCAAGATTGATTATTATAAAAAACGAGACTTAAAACTAACTGTTAAAGATACTTATTCATCATGGAAAAAAGGAGAAGAAACCCAACCAACTCATCAGGGAGGAACGATAAAAAAATTCAAAGGAACTCACCCGCCAGAGATGAGGGGCTTAATTTTATAGTCACAAATAAAAATATGTTTGAAAAACAAGTAAATGAGGCTTTACATCTTTCAATATTTCAATTAACCGTTGGCTTTGTGATTTTATATTGGCGAATCATTTTAGTTGTAATGGTTATTGTGATGTTGTCGGTTTTAGCTTTAAAATAAAGCAAAAGGAGGATCAAAATGGACAGGTATGGAAGGTCGAAAAATTCGATGAAATTCGATGTTACTTGCGACGAGTGCAAGAAAAAAACAAACATCGGGTTTCCTTGGAAGGATGGAACGTATTGCATTAAATGTTGGACAACCGCAAGAGAAAAGGAGGTTGGAATAATTGGGGGCACAGATCTTATCATGGAGGCCGTCTATGGCAAAAAAGAATAAGAAACAGGTGTATGGTGTTTGCCCTAGATGTTTTGAACTTCATTATCTTCAAAAACATCATGTTCTCCCAAGGTTCCAGTACGGAGACAATCCACACAAAATATATTTGTGTCATGATTGCCACCTTGATCTACATAGATTACTGGGACAGAGGAAAAGAACACAGGCAAGCTTTTACAAAATCACTAGAGATTATGTGAGGAGGAACAATGAAAACGGAAGTGAAGGTTTACGTTCTTATCGGAAACCGTAAATGCAACCAGTGTTTTGAAACCCATACATTCAATTTGAGAATGGGTAATTGGGCAATATGCTGGGACTGTTGGAAAAAACGACAGATTGCGGAAATAGCAGAGGAGGTTGATAAATGAATGTTAGTTGTCCGATGCTAAAAAAAGAGCAATGCAGTGTTTGCGGTAAGACGCTTGATAGGTGGTGGTATATTGGAGATGAAACATTTTGCAGAATTTGCAAGGGGACGATAAGAAATGAAGAAAAAGCGTTCAAAGCGGAGGAAGCAACGGAAAAAGAAGGCACTTAAACAATGGAGAATCTGGAGAAGGCCGATAAAAACATCGAGGTGATTGGATGGATAGCTTTTGGGGTTAGTGTGTGTGCGATCGGTAGCATATTTGATCAAATATTTAAAAATATTGATGGTCAAGTTTGCTCGGTTCCTATGGCGTTTATGTTATTTCTTAATGCGAGTTTGTGGCTACTTTATTTTATAAAGTCAAACATTCGCAAAAAGAAAATACTGATAATTCAGTCATTCGCCATAATCACACATGCTATAAACACTATTACCGCTTTATTTTAGGGAGACCGGGGGAACTCCTTAAATATTCCCCCTACAATAAATATTAAAAACAAACATGATAAGCAAACCAAAAAACATTGACGATTATAAAATAAAAATGAATATTCCAATCTTAATTTTGTTAGCCATTGTTATATTTAGTATTTTTTATATATCCGATTTACACCAAACAATACATTGCTATAAAACTATAGATAGAGACGATTGTAATAAAGTTTTTAACAAATAATTATGAAAAAAATCAATTTAGGATGTGGCCTTAAACAAGAAAAAGGATATATAAATTGTGATTCAAGAGCTGACGTTAACCCCGACAGAGTTTTTGATATAACAAATAGTTTTCCGTTTATAGATAATTCGATAGATGAGGTTAGGGCAATATCTGTTTTTGAGCATATTAGTAAATGGGAAAAGGGGAATGTTTTTCATGAATGTCACCGAGTGTTAAAGAAAGATGGCCATTTAATAATCTCGATTCCCAACATGCTAGAATTATCAAATAACCTTTTGACTTTAAATAAAGAAGAGTTGTTTATCAACTTTATTTATGGAGAGCAAGATTATAAAGAAAACCAGCATAAATGGGGGTGGACACCAACAACAATTGAGGAGGATTTGAAGATTGCGGGATTTAAGAAAATCTACGTTAACCCAAAATTTAATCATCGCTATAATGGCGAGATGTTTATAAAAGCTAAAAAATAATTATTAATTGAAAAAATGGCTAAAAATGAAATAGTAGTAAAAACAAAAGACGTTGTAAAAAATTTAAACGCAATAAGGTATTTGGTTGATGAGGTAATTGACATTTCTACGAAGTTTATTGACAAAGTAGAATCCGATAAAGCAAGAAGCATTGAAACATATAGGGATTTAGTGGGACTAAGGAAACTTGCAATTAAGATTAAAAAAAATGTATAAAAAATTTCATTCACAATTTGGGGAAGATAAACACATTCGAGAAACATTTTATTCTGATTATTCGGAAGATGGTGTTTTCGTAGATATTGGAGCCGGACACCCAACAAAATTATCAAACAGTTATCACTTTGAAAGAAACGGCTGGGATGGTATTTGTATTGATGCCGATTCAAGAAGGATTAAGGAGCTTATGGACAAAAGAGATTGTGAGGTCATAGATGCAGTCATAACAAAAGATCGTAGAGAGGTGTTTTTTTATCAACATCCAGAACAACCAGACATTTCAAGAATTAATGTAAAAGATAATGGGATTGGACACAAAAGAAAGTCAATTAGGATTGAGGATATTTTAGAAGATTTTGGAATAAAGAAAATAGACCTTCTTTCAATAGATGTTGAAGGTTTTGAATTAGAGGCGTTGGAAAGCTTTGAACTTGAAAAACATAAGCCGGAAGTGATAATTGTTGAATTTTTAACATTAAAAAATGACAGGTCTTTTGAGATTGAAAAATGGTTTAATACGAATGCTAAAAATTACTTTCAATTCGACAAAACAACTGCTAATTTAATTTATAAAAGAAATAATAAAAAATAAACATGAAAACAAAAAAAGCTTTAATCACTGGAGCAACCGGCCAAGATGCTTCATACTTAATCGAATTATTATTAAAAAAAGGATATAAGATTTATGGAATTGATAGGCGAGTTTCTGTAAATAAATATTGGAGGCTTGACGATGTTTATAGCAAAGTTGAATTTATAAACGCCGATTTAACCGATCAAACAAGCCTCTTTAATGCGGTCAAAAAGTGTATGCCAGATGAGATTTATAATTTAGGGGCAATGAGTCACGTTGGATATTCTTTTGAGGTTCCTATTTATACAGCCCAAGCGACAGGATTAAGCGTTTTATATCTTCTTGAAGCCATTAAAACATTAAAGCCGGATTGTAAGTTTTATCAAGCCTCAACCAGTGAATTATTTGGAGATGTCAAAGAAACACCCCAAACAGAAAAGACACCGTTTAATCCTCAATCACCTTACGCAGTAGCCAAACAATTTGGGCATGAGATGGTTAAATTGTACCGTCAAGGACACGGAATTTTTGCATGTAGCGGTATTTTATTTAATCACGAATCACCAAGAAGAGGGGAGGATTTTGTTACACAAAAGATAGTTAAAGGGGTTGCTAATTATGTGAAGAATGGCGAGACTTTTTGCTTAGGTAATTTAGATGCAAAAAGAGATTGGGGACATGCCAAAGATTATGTTAGAGCAATGTATTTGATGATGCAAAAAGATATTCCTGATGATTTCGTTGTTTCTTCTTGCCGAACGTTTACAGTAAGAGATTTTTTTAGATTAGTTTGTGTACAATTCGGTTTAGGATTAAGATTCGAAGGGAAAGGGATAAATGAGGTAGTCTTTGATAAATATAGCTCATCGGCTATAATGAGAGTAGATGAAAAATTTTATAGACCTTGTGAGGTTAATTCGTTGATTGGTGATTGCTCAAAGGCAAAAAATGAACTGAAATGGAAAAGAAAATATAACATATATGAGCTTGTAAAAGATATGTGTGACGCTGAAAAACTAAAATACAAACTTTAAAATAAAAAATGGCACTAATAACAATACCAACCCATCCTGACGCTGATAGTTACGGGACACTTGAAGAGGCTGACGCCCATTTTGAAAATAGGGGCGATGTAAGCGATTGGGACGATGCAACTGACGACCTTAAAGAGGCGGTTTTGAAATATGCAACCGATCAAATCGAGTCTATGCGTTTCAGATATGGAAAAGTTGTTGCTTGTCCGATGTATTATCGAAGAGAACAAGAACTAAAATTTCCTCAAAACGTCGACCCTTCAAGAACTGTTACACCTTCCGAGGTGGGGAGTAATTACTTTAAATCAACATCTCTTGCCGATCTTTCAACCATGCCTGACGATTATTGGAATAATGGTTGTGCAATCGTCACAGACGGAGTGGGAAAAGGAGAAACTTATTTGATAACAGATTTTGATTATTTAACCGGTAAAGTAACAATTGATGGGAGTTGGACAACAACCCCGAACACTTCAAGCTCGATTATGATTGTTTATAGAGTTTTAGATAATGTTAAGAAAGCCCAATTTGAACAAGCTTTATATTTGATTCAAGGAGGAGGAGAACGCCAGAAATTGCAAGCCGAGGGAGTAGTTGAATTTAAGCTTGATGAACTTTGGGAAAAATACAGAGACGGAAATTTTAACGCCGGGAGAATGCCTATTTGTTCAACTGCTAAAGGCTATTTGAGAGGCCTTTACGTTAATATTGGTAAACTTTTAAGATGATAAACAGATATTTAAATCAAACTTGCCAAATAGAAAACGTTGATGACTATGACCCCGAAGGCAAACCAACATATGAAACGGCTTTTACTGCTAAATGCAGAATTGTATTTAAACAAGAAATTGCTTTTGATGACCGAAAAAAAGAGTATTTGATTGATGGTAAGGTTTTTTTAAAAAAGAGTACAGATATAAAAGAAGAGGCGAAGATTACATTTTCAGGTGAGGAGCTGAAAGTTTTATTTATAAGGAAAAGCATAGAGCTTTATGGGTCAACACTTTTCCAAAGAGCTAATTTTAAAAGAACAAATGAGTAGCATGTTGGAAGTAAAATTTGACACTAAAGAAGCAATGAAAGGGCTTGATAAGTTAGGAGTTATTGGTGACTTAATTAAGGTTAGTGCATTGAACGAAATGGCGGATACTCTTTTGTTATTAAGTAGGTTTGAGGTTCCACTGGATAAAGGCCAGTTGCAGAATAGCGGGAGTAAATCAATAGGTGATGATGACATAGAGGTTGGATATAATAAGGTTTATGCACTATATCAAGATGAGGGCGGTGACAGTAAAAGGAAGATAACAAATTATCAAAATGGAAGAAAAAGCCAGTACTTGAAGGAGCCTTTTGAAAAGAATATTGGTAAATGGCACGCAATTTATGTTAAGGAAAGTAAAAAACAATTATAATTAGTTATGGCAATAAAAAACATATTATCAAATTTAAGGACGTATTTAATCAATGAAGGCTTTGAAAATGTTTTTATTGGTCAAATGCCTGAAAAAGCCGATGATTGCATTTTGATTACACAAGAAGGCGGAGAGCCTGACATTTACATCCCTGTTAGAACTCACACTATTCAAATATTAGTTAGAAACCAAAGTTCAAGATCGGCTTATGATACAAGTTATGAGATTTATGAGAAATTGCACAGAAAATATGATGATTTTGTTTTGGTAGTAGGTGGCGTTGACGTGATGCTTAGTGATGCCATTACAGAACCCCAACAAATCGGAATTGACCAAACAGACCGCTTTATTTATTCAACAAATTTTAATTTTATGATTCGACAAGATGATTAATGTAAACGAGAAAAACTATAAAGAGATTCGTTGCAAAAAATGCCGTCGACTTCTTGGATTAGAGTATATTTATAGCGGTAGAATCCAAATCAAATGCCCGAAATGTAAAACGATAAATGAAATAAAATATAAATGTTATAATCAAGGCGACGATTTGAAAAGGTTAATAAATTAAACTTAAAAATATGACACAAACAAAAAAACGATCTATAAACGAACGACTACCATTAGACCCTTTGACTAACGCTCAAACAAATATTGGTTATGAACACCATGAAATTCACGGAGGGAGTCATTTTTTGATTAGCGGATTTGAGACAGAAGCGGATAGCGGAACTATAAAGCTCGGTATAACAACGCCAGCGGGATTAAAGCAAGCACACGTTACTTTTGAAGTTGAAGGAACTAGCCAAACTGAATTTAGAATGTATGAAGACCCAACTTATACTAGCGGAACGCCACTAACACCAATAAACAATAATCGAAACTCATCAAAAACAAGCATCTTGACAGTAGTTAAAGACCCAACCGTTTCAGATGCAGGAGATTTAATTTTAATTCAAAGTAAAGGAAAAGCAGGAACCACACCAAACAGGGCGGATTTAACCGCAAACGCTAGAAGAGAACGAGAAATTATTTTAAAATCTGATTCAAAATATCTTTTCGAAATAACCTCCAAAGACGATGACAATATTATAACTTTTGTGGGCGAATGGTATGAACATTCGGACAAAAGCTAATAAAAATTAATTTAAAAAATGACAAGACAAAGAACCTTAAACGAAAAGTTGCCTGTAGATAATGTGACTGGTTCATTAATCGAAATACATCATTCATTAAACTCTATTCATGAAGGGAATCATTTTTTTACAAAAGGATATATCAATTTAGATGGTGCTGGGACTATTGGAAGATTTATGTTTACGACTCCGGATAATGGCGACGAGGTACACGCAAAAGCGATTTTATCGGCTAACGCAGAATTTTTGATTGAAATTTGGGAAGGGATAACAACATCTGACGACGGGACACCGGTTGCTACTTTTTGTAATAACAGAATACTTGACGAAACACCAAAATTAAAAGCTTATGCAAGCCCAACGGTTACGGATGAAGGGACTTTAATTTGGTCAACAAAAGTAGGTGACGGAAAAGCACCATCGGGAGTTTCACCGGCTTTAGGATATGAAATAATTGCAAAGAAAAACACTAAATACATGTTCAAGATTACTAAAGTTGCATCGAGTGAGCATTATGTTGATTATGATTTTTTCTGGGAAGAACACACACCATTAAACGCTAACGTGAACCCTTAGAGGGTCGTTTAGATATTAATTACCTTAAAAATTAAATATGGCTAAAGATACCACAAACATCAAGATTGGTGCTTGCGAAGTTACTTGGGGCGGTGTTGATTTAGGACATACAAAGGGCGGTTGTACCGTTGTTTATACTCCTGAATTTGCAGAGTTGATGGCTGATCAATACGGAAACACTAAAATCGACAAACGACTTTTAGGTGAAGAAATGCGAATCAGAGTCCCTTTGACAGAAACACAAGTTGCTAATCTTAAAAACGCTATTCCATTAGCTACACAAGCGGTTGTGAATGAGCGTTACACGATTGGAAAAGACGCGGGAGCTTCATTATTAGATGAAGCATTGGAGCTAGTTATGCACCCATTAGCTAACGGTGCAGATTTGAGCGACGACGTAGTTATTTATAAAGCGGTTGTCGATTCAGAGGTTGAAATTGCTAAAACAAACGAAGATCAAACAATTGTTGAAGTTGAATTTATGGCTTTGATTGATACATCTAAATCAGATGGAGCTTATCTAGGACATATTGGAGACTCAACAGCAAGCTAACAAATTTAGAGGAACGGCTAGGCCAAAGATTCCCATTGTTGGTTTAAAAGATAATATAAAAACAGGTATTATCATTTAAGCTAATAAGTAATAACAAACCATGAAGTCAATTAAAGAAACAAAAGAAGTTAAAGTGAATGGTCAAAAGATTATTCTAAAACAACTTGACTTGAAACAATTAATAAAAGTTATCGGTCAAGTAAAAGATTTTCAAGCGATGCTCCAAAACCAGGACTTTAAGAATAAAGAGGATTTCGTTGGGTCAATACCTGGGTTAATTGTTTCGTCTTATGATGATGTTAAAAAAATGGTTGTAACCGCAATAAACGACTCAAACGTTATGCCTGAATTTGTTGACGGGCTAACTATAAGGGATTTAACGTCTTTGATTTATGAATTGTTAAAAGTTAATGATTATCAAGGCGTATTGGAAGATTTGGGAAAAATAAAAGGCTTGAAAGAATTGAAAAGCGAGAAAAAAGAAAGCAAATAATTGATGGTGACTTTCTTTCAAGTCTTATTCATATAATCGCCTCTAATTACCACTGGTCAAAAACTGAAATACTTAAAGCACTCCCAAGGGAGGTGCTTTATTATGTTCATCAAATAAAGATTGATATTTTACATAAAAAGATTAACGATTTACATAATTTAATAATCCCAAAAACCAAAAAACCTGATGAGGCAATTGAAAATATACAAAAAAGAATAAATGAGTTAAAATATGGATTAGAAATTGAAGAAGAAGAAAGACCAGAAAAAGGAGCATTCGACAAGCTTAAACGCTTATTTAATAAAAACTAAAATAAAAATCATGGCTTTTGATGCCGGGAGCGTGGTTGTCAAATTTCTTGCTAATACAACGGCCTTTAACGGAAGTATTAAACAAGCACAATCCTCATTAAACAATTTGCAAAGTGCCGGAAGTAAAGTTTTTGGAAACTTAAACACCGCCATTGATTCAACTTGGAATACTTTGGTTAGGGGAGGGACAATATTTGCCGGATTAACCGCCGCAGCGACAGGATTTGCAATTAAACAAACAGCGGAATTTGAACAAGCGAGAATAGCTTTTGATACGTTAGTCGGTAGTGTTGAAAAGGGTGGGAAATTAATGGAGGATGTTTTAATATTTGCTGAAAAGACACCTTTTGACTCGCCTGAACTTGTACAGGGAACCAAAAAACTTCTAGCTTATGGGGTCGCCCTTGACGATGTTTTACCGTTACTTAAAGATTTGGGTGATGTTTCGGCCGGTGTAGGTAAAGAGGAAATGCCCCGTTTGGTTCGTGCTATGGGTCAAATTAAAGCTAAAACTAAACTTGTTGGAAGTGAATTATTGCAGTTAAACGAAACGGGAATCCCAATTGTCGCGGCCTTGGCCGAAGTTACC